AATAGCTCAGTTGGTAGAGCACGACCTTGCCAAGGTCGGGGTCGCGAGTTCGAGTCTCGTTTCCCGCTCCAATTTGTACAGTGTTTGTTGTTGTGCTACTGACAGCGAATACTTTGAGGCCGAGTAGCAAAATGGTTATGCAGTGGATTGCAAATCCACCTACGCCGGTTCGATTCCGACCTCGGCCTCCACTATCAAAAACCCCGTAGATCAATGATCTACGGGGTTTTTTGTTGTCTGCAGAAAAGTGTGGTGCTCACCTGTTTGCGGAGGGTCAATCAGTCAAGCACGATCCGGTCTGGATGTGGCTGGCACCTTCCACCGTGAGATTCGAGAAAAAGATGCAGCCAATGAGCCGCGCGAACAGCGTCAATGTCTCTGCAAGATCGGGGTTGTCAAACAGAACAGCCCTTGAGTCCAGAGCACATAAGGCACCCCAGAGTCTCCCGTCCGGCAGGAAAACAGGCGCGCCTGCGTAGCTTTCAATCGAATATTGCTTCACCACAGGACGTGACGACAGTCGTCCATCCTGGCTGATTTGTGGAAGGAAGAGGGCTTGCGGATTTCGTCGAAACTCACTGCAAAGGGTGGTTTCCAGATCCAGCGTATCGCCGACATTTATTCCCAGTTCAATCGGATCGTACGCCGAACAAACGATCCACTCTGTTTCAGTGAATTTTGCGATGCCGGCAAAGCGTGTACCGGTCAGACGGGTGACAAGTTGCAGGATATTGGTGGTCGCTTCGATCTCGGCGATCGCCGAGCGCTCCTCTTGGCTTAAAGACGCTTTTAGAACGGTGTCACTCATTTGCATGGAATCAAATCTCCTGATTGCTTGTACATCCCTGAGCACTGCTCTGGTGACGTTCTGTGAGGCGTGATCGTGGTTGAAGGGGGGGGCGTGCTGATTACCCTTTGATTATTGATTTCGGCGCCAACCTTTAGCGTAGACATCCTGTCCAGACTTGGGTTGCCTGCTCATAATCTCAATCGATGAATCATCTGTCACCCGTGCAGCTACGGTGATGGTGAGCATCTGAATCTTTTTGTGTTTATCGCCCCAATTTCCAGTCTGGTTGCTGCGATTTGCCACTAACTTCGGCCTCTACTTCAAGCAAACTCCGTAGCTCCCTGATTTCTGGGGCTTTTTGATTTTTCGCGGTCAGCGATATTTAGTTCTCAAATCGCGCACTCCAAACTTGCTTCACCGGGACGTGATGTATATATTCCCCGCTCGGCTTTTCAAGCGGCCATCCTGTCAGGATCGCAACCGCAAGGCTGAGCAAAGCAACACCGCGCTACCGCCCGAATGGCGAAACTGGTAGACGCATGGGACTTAAAATCCCCCGCTCGTAAGGGCGTGCCGGTTCGATTCCGGCTTCGGGCACCATGAATATCAAGGGCTTGCATGACATACCTCATGCAAGCCCTTAATTCTTTTTTCCGCAATCAATAAATCTTTTCCGCAATTCGTGACCGTTAGTCACCTCGTAGGGGTGACCTTCATGCCCTTTCGCATACGGATGTACTGTTCTGTCATCCCTACGGTGGTGTGCCCAAGTTGGTCCCGAGCTTCTCTGATGCTCCCTGTTGACTCCTCTTTATCCGTGGCCGCTTTTGCTCGTAGGTCGCGCATCTGAAATTCTGCTTTTGGAATCCCGGCTGCTTCCCTGGCGTCATCGAACCTTTTTCTGAGCATGCTGGTCGTCATCGGCTGCCCAGAGTCGATTACTACCAGGCGTGTTGATCTGATTTTCTGTCCGGCCTTTCGCGCCATGATTCGATCGATTACGACTTTGAGCTCACCAATGATTTCGATCCTTCGTTTAGCCCCAGTTTTGCCTTGCTGGACGGAGAGCTTTCCGTCCTTTATGTCCCGCTCATCCATCTTCAATGTGTCAGCGACCCTCTGACCTGTTAGATAGAACAGGTCCAAAGCATCTCTTAACGGCTGATCGGCATGCTGGTAGGCTCGGGCTAGGACGTCGTCTTCAACATATATGTCGCGACCGGTTTCTTTATTGCCCTTCACGCCTGAGCAAGGATTTGCCAAGGATGTGTAGCCGTTCTCGCGAGCGAAGTTCCAAATGGAGCTAAGTAACGCTTTTTCCCGATTTGCACGAATAGGAGCTGCCTTACCGCGATGACGAAGGTACTGGCTGACATGTTTCGGTTCGATTGCTTCTAGAGGGGCCGGTGGGTCGTTGAAGAACAGGAGAAGATTTTTCAGTTCGCGCGCGTTGTCCTTCTGGGTGGCATGGGCTTTCGTGGGAACCACCTCATTCATATAAAGCTCGGCCACGTACGCAAAGGTAAGTACGGTTTGTGTCAGAGCTTGAGAAACGCGGCTTTTTTCGAGCTTTGCGTACTCCAAGATGGCTATGCCGTAATCTGTACCCAGCGAGATTTCCTTGCGTGGTTTCCCGCCAGTGTCATAAAGGTAGTAGGTGGTGTTGCCGCGTTTTCTCTCGCGCAGGCGAGGAATGCTTCCCGGCTTTGTTGGTCTTCGTCCCATTTATCCCACCAAGCGTGGCTGCCACGTCGGAATTTCTGGCGCGTTTGTAGTTACCCCTGTTAGCGCCGAGGCAATCACGCAGGGCCAGCCATTGCGCTTGATGGTGTGACGAATGCCATTACGCTTCAGTACAGTAATCTGACCGGCTTTAGTTTTGGCTCCAGTCAACTCGCAGACCTGCTCATGGCTAAGAAATTGAATGTTCATGCTGCCTCCTTGCTAGGAAATACAGCGCGCTTCGAATGCGCTTGCTGTGCGACTTTGCGGCCCTCGATTCCTGGTTGCAGCTGCGCAGCCATCGTAAGTGCCTGTTCACGCATAGATCGGGCATCACGCTCGAGCTTCTTGCCGGTACGAAAGGCGCTGAAGGTTTCGGCGGCGATCCGCAGCAACTCGCCGATGCCGACCAGCGTCTGGTGCTCGGCCGGGCCGAAGAGGGGGGCTGCTTCAAGTCGTTTGCAGGTTTGTGCCAAGCGAGTGTGATCGGCCCGGATGAACTGCAGGGAGGCCCGAAGCTCGCGGATGGTTTTGGCGCTTGCGGCGCGTTGGATGTCTTCGCCCTCGCGCAGGCCGGTCTCCAGGCCATCGCTGCGGCCTATGATGTAACCGCCCCAGAGCAGCAGGGCGGCCAGAGCTATCAGGATGATCAGTGCACTGATTTGTATTGGGGTCATCATGTGGTGTGCTCCTAGGATTATCGTTGACTGGTGGTGACAGCCGTCAGTGGTATGGGGGCCGTTTGGCGTTGGCCGTCCTGCTGTCGCTGCATATCTTCATCAGCCTTGTAGGCGCGGATGTCGATCAGCGAGGCAACATGGCGGATGTGCGCGTACTTCAGCGCCTTGCGGCTGGTGTCCAGCGTGGTTATGGGAAGCTGGATGCGGCCGCTGTTGATCTCCGTCACGAACGACTGCTCGTTGAGATTGCGAAAGTACTGCTCGCGGACTTTTTCTAGCGGGATCAGGACATCACCGAAGATTCGATAGAGCAGTTCGACGGTGGCCGATTCAGGCGCCGGATGCAGGCGAAGCGGGTTCTGTGCAACGTTACTCATGGACTTGTCGAGCCTCCTTGCGTTGTTGTCGTGCGGGGTGGTTCCAGGCGTTCAGGCAGTGGCGTCTGGTCAGCTCGCGCAGATGTTCGGGCACTTCGAGGAGCGCGGCGTTGCGCTCCTCGCGTGTGCGCATGGCAACGATCTGGCGGGCGTACTCCCTAGGCCACGTCACGGCGATCTGCCGGGATGGCAGGAAGATCGATGTCCAGCTGCTCGGCCAGCCAGCGGATGCCGGCTTGCATGACGCGGGTCGACTGGCTGTACTGCATTCCGCATTTTTCGTCATACCAGGGGCTGTCCTTGATCCGCAGGTACGCTTTGTCGCGCTTCGGGTCCGCCGGCAAGTTTCCCTTGAGCAAACCTTTTTCCCGCATGAGAGCGATCAATTTGGGGCGAGTGAGGCCGAGTTGTGCGGCTGCTTGGGCGAGGGTGCGTTCCATATCGTCCTCCTCATGCCGCGTGCGCAGCAGGAGTGGCCGCTGCAGCAAGGTGGTTGATGGACTCAAGGAGCCTTGCGTAGATCTCGGCATCGGGGTCGTACAAGGTAAAGCAGCGCGTATGCGGACTCTTGTTGCCGATGCTCAAGATCGCGGTGACGCCGCGGCGTGTATGAGTGCGATGCAGCGCCACATGCAGGGGAAGTTCAAAACCCATGTCGAGGCTCAGCACGCCGCCGGTGTGCACCAGTTCGAACACGCGCTGCTTGTCCTGGACTTCAAAGCGACCGTATTGACGATCGGCATGCGGGAGAGGCACCAGGTCGCTGGAGTTGCTCGCGTCGAACGGACCGTTGGCAATCTCTTCAATGAAATCGGCCAGTTTGAGGTGCATCTTCTTGTCGTTTGGCAGGGTTAGCGTGTGGCGTTCGCTGCCCAGTTCGACGACAAAAGTGCTTTCCACTGTGCCGCGCTCAGCCTTGAGACGGAATGCCAGGCATTCACGCTTCGGTGCTGTGCGCAGGACATGGTTGAAGGTCTCGGTCAGGTTGACCTGGGCGTTGAGCAACTGCAGGGTGCGGTTGTCGATCTTGTACTTGATCATGCTGCGTGCCCTCCACCGTTCGGATCGATAGGAGAGGGCTGGCAGGACTTGGCGACAAGCTTGGGTTTGCTGTTATGAATGACGACCAGACAGCCCGTGGCGAGCTGCAGCTGTTCGATCAGTTTGCGATTGCTGACGCATGCAGGATGGACATGTAGGGATGCGGTGGCGCGCATGGTGATGCCTCACTGTGGTTGGAGAGTGAGGCAAGTAAACAACCTGTTTGGTTTTTGGTCAACACATTTTGTTTGGTATCAGATCAAAGAGGGGCCTTTCAATGGACGTATTGATGACCACCAAAATATGCGGCCAAGAATTACCACCCGTTGAGCCATGATCTGATCGAAGTCATAGTCTTCGTCAGCGTATTCCTGTGAATTGAAGCTCCTCATCTTGATGCCGTTGGCAGTACGTTGAAGAAACTTAATCCGAAAATGGCCGTCGTGGTCGATTGCGTACATTTCGCCGTCAACGATTCGCGTCATTCCCGTATCAATGCCGACTGTCGCTCCCGAAAGAATCAGTGGGTGATTACTGTTCCCGCTGTTGGTGGCAAATACAGCGTTTGAGGGATCTACTCCGCAAGTCCTCATCGTAGCTCGTGAAAAACGAAGCTTGGGCCCAGCGATCTCCTGAACCTCTGTACGCGCAACCTTTCCGGGCCCAGAGGATAACTCCACTTCCTTGTACAACCTTAGCTCCACCTCGTCATTGTCTATTGGTGTTTCTGAGTCCCAAGGAGCCATTGGCTCCAGCACGTAAAGCGGCGAATCGTTAGCAGCCGGGCGTAATGGGTTTCGCTCAGTGCTCTTGGTCCGCATTGGTACATCTTTCCCTTCTAGCCACTCGCGCTCCACGACAAGTGTCAGCGCAACTTCGCCGACCATGTACGCGGGGACGCCCCTAGCTTTCCAGTTCGTGATGTTCTGGTCGTTCTCGAGATCGAGAATTCGAGCGAGCTGGGCCCCCGTCAATCCGGAGTCTTCGAGCGCTTCACGAAAGCGTTGGCCTTTGAGGTTTTGCGTTTGTTTACTCATAAACAGAATGTTACAGCGCTTGCATTCAGATGATAACAAACGTATTGTTTGGTCCTGCCGTTCAAATTGTTTGGTATGGATAACGTCATGAGTACACCTGCTCAGATATTCGATTTAGTACTGCAGGTTGCTGAGGCCTCCGGCAAAAGCCCTTCCCAGCTTTCGCGAGAGTGCAAAATCAGCCCTCAGAGATTCTTTAATTGGCGTCGGCGAGGTATCCCAGTCGCACAGGTTCGACATCTGTCGAAAGCACTTTCTGGAGCGCTGCTACCTCATCAGCTTAGGCCGGATTTACCCGAGATATTCCCAGCCGAATCCGACGCTGAAATACAAGCTGCATAGAAAAAAGGCGACCCAAGGGTCGCCCAGTTTCTCCCGACAGCATCACCACAATGCTATCGGGTCGCGATGTCAGAAGGCGAGCACACCACATGCCGCCGACTTTCATCGCGTTTCCAAGGCTCGGAAGCCTTGGTGTTGCTGCCGTTCTTACCACAGAGCTGGCAGCTGTTGCGCCAGGGGTGAACAACGGATTGTTCGCCCCGGCACGGTGCCGGTGTTGGTCTTACGAACCTAGCCGGCTTTGGGCCTCTCCAGACCACGCGGCAAATGTATCACCAACTTCTGTCGCGCGGCACTGGCAACTTTTAGGATTAATGCCATGAGCCGAATTGCTCTCAGTTCTCTGGAACGGGCGCAGCGGGAAATCCTGCCGCTCGATTTAGCGCTGTACCACGCCGCTCGCGATTACCCGGGCGGCGCTGCTGCCATCGCAGCCACGACCGGTCGTAACCCGACCACGCTGCAGCACAAACTGTCGCCGACCCATCCGAGCCACTCCATCAACATTCAGGAATTCGGCGAGATCCTCGAACTGACCAAGGATCGCCGCATTCTTGATGCGGTGCATGCGCTGGTCGGTGACACGGTCTGGCAGGAGCTGGCCGACACCTACACCAACGACATGCCCGAGACTCTCACTACGGGTATCGCCGAATACTTCCGCCAGGTCGCGGATCTGGCCGAGACCTGGGCCAAGAGCATCGGCGACGGTGTCGTCACCGATCAGGAACTCGCGGCGATTCGTCTGCAGGTGTTCCGAGGTATTCAAGGGTTGCTGGGGTTGTTCAACCGCGCCACCTACGTCAATCAGACGACGCGAGGTGCTGACCGTGGCTGACATCGCCGATTTCGCCAATGATCTGGTGCAGGAACGCATCGATCAGGCCATGGCTGCGCGCAACGCTGCCAAAGCCGAAAGCGCTGCCCATTCCTTGCTGTTCTGTGAAGCGTGTGACGATCCGATTCCGGAAGCCCGTCGCCTGGCTTCACCGGGTTGCTCGCAGTGCATCAGCTGCCAATCCCTGTCTGAGCGGGGGATTCAGCATGCTCGATGAGGTATTGGGCCAATTCGCCGATTACGGTCTGGAGCCAGCGCAACCGCTGGTGTTCGGCAAGCTGACCCGCTGCAAGACATCGCAGGACAAGGGCAAGGAAAAGAACGGCTGGTACGTGGTCCACGAGCAGCGCACCGAGAAGGGCGACACCCTGATCTTCGGCGCCTTCGGTGATTGGCGTTCGGGCGAGACGCAGAAGATCAAGGTCAAGGCCGGTCGCATGTCGCCGGAAGAGCGCGAACTGATGCGCGCCCGCCAGGAAGAAGCCAAGCGCCGCGCCGCCGAAATCGCGAGTAACGCTGCGCGGCGGGCCGCGAAAAGGGCGCAGGGTTTGTTCGAGCGCATGCCGACCACCGGCCGCAGCGAATACCTGGACCGCAAGCAGATCGTTGGTATCAATGTCCGATACGCGCCACGCACCGGCGCCGTGTTGGTCCCAATGAAGAACGCCCGTGATCAGATCATGGGCCTGCAGGTGATCTTCCCGAACAAGCAGGAAGACACCGGCCGCGACAAATCCTACTGGCCCTACGGCATGGCGAAGGAGGGCACCTTTCACCTGCTCGGTCCGCATCCGGTACCGGGCGAACCGGTGCTGGTTTGTGAGGGTTACGCCACCGGCGCCAGCCTGCACATGGCGACGTCGCTCGCTGTGGCCGTGGCCTTCGATGCGGGCAACCTGTTGGCCGTGTGCAAGGTCATGCGCGAGCGCTTTGCCGGCTGCCCGCTGATCATCTGCCGCGATGACGACTGGAAAACCACGAAGCCCAACGGTGATGCGTGGAACCCCGGCGAAGAGAAGGCCAGTAACGCCGCGCTGATCGTTGGTGCCCAGGTCGTTGCGCCGATCTTCTCTGTCGAGCGTCACGAGAAGTGGACCGACTTCAACGATCTGCACGTCGCCGAAGGCCTCGACGCGGTTCGCCGACAAGTGCTCGCAGTAGTCCGTCCACCGGCGGCCGGTGGCTGGAAGGATCAACTCGCCCGCAGCGAGAGCGGTGCTTTGATCGCGCACATGCAGAACGTCGAATTGATCCTGGCTCATGACGAACGCTGGGCTGGCGTGATCAGCTACTGCGCCTTCAGCTCGAAGATCGTCAAGTTACGCGCCGCCCCTTATGGCGGCGGTACCGGCGAATGGGCCGACATCGATGATGTGCGCGTGATGAAGTGGCTCGCGCAGCAGTACAACCTGCGTGTGAAGTCGTCGCACGTAATCGAAGCCGTCAGCGTTGTGGCGCACGACCACGCGTTTCACCCGGTGCGCGAGTACCTGAAAAAACTCGAATGGGATCGTGTGCCGCGCCTGGAGCGTTGGTTGACGGATGTCATGGGGGTGAAGGCAACCGACTACACGTCCAAGGTCGGCAAGCGCTGGATGATCTCAGCCGTGGCGCGGGTGATGAAACCCGGCTGCAAGGCCGACTCGGTGATGATTCTCGAAGGTGTACAAGGCGCCGGTAAGTCGACTGCGATGAGCGTGCTCGGCGGCGAGTGGTTCATGGATACGCCGTTTGCCCTCGGTGACAAAGATGGCTTCCAGGCGATCCGCGGTAAGTGGATTGTTGAGCTCGGCGAGCTGGACAGCTTCAACAAGGCCGAGAGCACCAAGGCCAAGCAGTTCTTCTCGGCCTCGACCGACACCTACCGCGAAAGCTATGGCCGCAGAACCCTGGACGTGCCACGCCAGTGTGTTTTCGTCGGCACTACCAACCAGGACGAGTACCTGAAGGACGCCACCGGCAACCGTCGTTATTGGCCGGTGGCCTGTACCAAGGTCGACGTGGCGTTGCTGCGCGAGATCCGCGACCAGCTGTGGGCCGAAGCGATGTTCTGCTTTGAGGCCGGCGACCTCTGGTGGGTCACGCGAGAGGAAGCGCCAATGTTCAGCGAGGAACAGGACGAACGCTTTGTGGTGGACGAATGGGAAACGCCCATCCTGACCTGGCTCGAAGAATCGCAGATCGGCGAGACCACCACCGGTAGCGAGGTGATGAGTCAGGCGCTCAAGCTCGATCCCGGTCATTGGGGCAAACCCGAGCAGATGCGCGTTGGTGCGATTCTGCATCGACTGGGCTGGCGACGGTTCCGTTTGGGCGCTTTGAGCAAAAGCGGTCAGCGGCCATGGGCGTACAAGAAACCTGAGGGTTGGGGCAGGGCGCCTGCGCTGGAACAACCAGAGTTCGAGGAGCCGTGCTTCGATGATTAAAGCGATCGATATGGCTCTCAAACAATGGGCGCAGGAGCTGCACAGCGACGAGGTGGCCGCCGGTTACTCGGGCGGCAACATGGTCGCGATGATGATGGAAAGCGGTGGCCAGCTTGTGCGCGGAAGGCGCGGGAGCAGGGTGCCGCTGGAGGCCTCCTTGGACATTGAGCGCATCGTCAAGAAACGCCTTGATCCCGAGTTGATGACGGTGGTCCAGGTGCATTACTTCCAGCCTGATGCGCCTCTGACTGCACGTCTGGCTGAGAGTGGCTGCACACGCAACCTCTACTACCAGCGCCTGCATGACGCTCACATCGTGGTTGAGCACTTCCTCCTGGGGGAAGCGGCTTGATCGTGGGCATTACTCTGGCTCACGCCGTCCCACTGGCCTGCCTCCGTCCCACTGCTTTTTGCGGTGGTGGGACGGGCGCAGGCCCCGTCGTTGTTGGGCTGTCCCCCCGTCCCACCTTTTTCATGTCTCCCGCCCGTGTATGCGTAGCGGGCATCAATGCGCGTGTTCACGCGCACGCGTGCTTTTAAATATTCTCTTTATACACGAGAAAAGAGAGATAAAAGTAGGACGGTGGGGCAAAGCCCCAATCTGCGGGGCTTTCAGACGTCCCACCTTGTTTTTAGAAGGTGAGACGCATGGGACGCCACTGAAACAACAGAAGCAAAAGCCAGCCGGAATGAGATATTCACCGACATTCGTCAGCCGTTCACCGGGCGTCACCCACACATTCACCGGATGGCATTAAAACGGTCTTGCTGCCACCAGAATCGACCTGTAAAAAGGGGCCATCTTCGATGGGTGCGACCGCAGAGTGCGGCAGGCAACCACCAACCGACCCGGCCATTGCGCCGGGTCTTTTTGTTTAAGGGGCAGGGCAATGACGAACGAGCAACAGGCACTGGTAGAGATGCCGATCTGGTTGGTGATCGCCTTGTCATTGGTTGGCGGTGTATCCGGCGAGATGTGGCGCGCTGACAAGGATGGGGCGCGAGGCTGCGCGTTATTGCGCCGGCTAGCACTTCGGTCCGGTGCCTGCATCGTTTGCGGGGTGTCGGCGATGATGTTGTTGTTCGGCGCGGGCCTGTCGATCTGGACGGCGGGCGCCCTGGGTTGCCTGACCGCGATGGCCGGCGCCGATGTCGCCATCGGCTTGTACGAGCGCTGGGTGGCCAAGCGGCTGGACCTGAGCGAGGCCGAGCCGAAGGCATGAGCCGGGCAGGCCGGGTAGGGCGCCGATTTTTACGGGTCCTCCCTGAGGGCCGCCCCCTACACGGGTTATCGAACTCGCGGAATCTCTCTAGCTGAAACCTTCGCAGGGATGTCCGTCTTTCCAAGTGCAAGACATCACTCAGCACTGATAACGATCACGTATGTGCTGGTTGTA